AGCAAACTTGCAGCTAAAACATTTGGCGATAAAATTCAACAAGACGTTAAACAAGATACGACAATAACTGTTAGCTGGGGAAATCCAAATGATATGGTTGAAGCTAAAAAAATTGTGGAGGAAGTACAAACGACATCTGTACCGAGTTTACCAAATAGATAAGTGGTAGTTTCTCCGTGTTTTCACGCGGCCAAAGTGGGATCTCAGGCGCGCGTATGAGTTCGAACAAAACAAGAACATTGGCTATCAACTCCCTGGTTACTCTCTGGTTGGATAAATAAGATAGAGTTTACGCTATTAATCGGTAGGATATAGATCTACGACCCATGTTCTCTGCATATAAAAATGTAGATTTGAAAAGAACAAAGGTGGGGTATCCCCGAAAAATAACCCGCGAAATTTAAGAATATATAACTTAGGAGTTTGGCACACACAGCCACACACACATAGGAACAACATGGATAATTTTAAAAATAAAATGATTACTGCAATGGTTTTTTTAGCCGAGGATACAAACGGCATGGTTATCCATCTTAATGGATTTGAAGATCCAAGGCACGCAAGCAATTTTGTAAAAAAATTAATGAAAAAAAGTGGGATAGAATACAAATCAATATTAGATCTGTCTGAACTACCCACATTACACTAGGAGGAAGAATGGAAAAAATAATAAAAAAATGGCATGGCTGGAGTAGAAACAGAAAAGTAGCTGTTGTTGGAGCTGCTATAATTATTGTTATCGCAATAATATTTCACTAATGCATATACAGATCCCTTATACACCGCGGCCATTACAAGCAAAGCTGCATGAGGATCTGGATAAACATCGGTTCGCAGTATTGAATTGCCATAGAAGGTTTGGCAAAACGATATTGGTTATATTACATTTGATTAGAAAAGCTCTAACCAATGATAAAAAGAACCCTAGATATTATTTAATTGGGCCAACATTTGTTTCTATTAAAAGGGTTTGCTGGGATTACTTAAAGCAATACGCTGGATGTATACCTGGAACTACATTTAATGAAACGGAGCTGCGTTGTGATTTTCCAAATGGCGCAAGAATTACTTTAATGTCTGGAGAAGATCCAGATCGAATTAGAGGAATTTACGCAGATGGAATTTGCGTAGATGAGGTTAGCCAAATGAACCCGAAACTTTGGCACGAAATATTAAGACCCGCTATATCTGACAGAAAAGGATTTGCATATTTTATTTCGACACCAGCTGGAATGAGTAATATATTTTATGATTTATACCAGTACGCATTAAGCGATCCAAGTTGGCTAGCTTATACTGCTAAAGCAAGTGAAACAAATTTAGTAGATCAAGAAGAACTAGACGCTGCTAAAGCTCAGATGGGGGAGAGTAAATATCTCCAGGAATTTGAGTGCGATTGGGTAGCAAACGTAAGTGGAAGTATATATGGAGACATAATACAAAAGATAGAAGATAACAAACAGATAACCAGGATAGCCTATGATCCATCACTTTTAGTTTCGACAGCATGGGATTTGGGTTATGGAGACAACACCGCAATAGTTTTTTTTCAGCAAGTCGGTAATCAAATAATGGTTATTGATTATTATGAAAACAACAAAGAAGGTTTACCGCATTATGTTCAGTACATAAAAGATAAAGATTATGTTTATGGAGAACACTATGCGCCACACGATATAGAAGTAACAGAATTTAGTAATGGTAAGACAAGACGAGAAGTTGCTTATCAATTAGGAATAAGATTTAGAGTATTACCAAAGCTCCCACTAGAAGATGGGATCCACAATTTAAAAATGGTTTTACCTAAATGTTGGTTTGATGCAGATGCTACACAACCATTAATAACAGCGTTAAGACATTATCATCGAAAGTATAATGACAAGATGAGAATTTTTAGTGCAAAACCCGTTAAGGATTTTAGCTCACACGCTTGCGATGCTGCAAGATACATGGCTATATCTTTATCGGAATTACCAAAACAAAAACTTGCAGATCAACAAACAGCGCAAAGTGATTATGCAATACACCAGGAGAAATAAATTATGGGATTTTTAAAACCATCACCACCAGCGATGCCAGCAATTCCAGAGCCAAAACCTTTGCCAGAACCACCTTCTTATGAAGATCAAGAAAGAGAAGAAGAAGCAAAAAGGAAAAGAGCTGCCATTAGAAGAAATAGAAAAGGAAGATCATCAACAATTTTAACTACAGCTGATGGCTTAGAAGATGACGAATTAACAACTAAAAAGAAATTATTAGGAGAATAATATGGGTGGAGCAAGTAGTAATAATAATAACAATGATAAAGCGTCAAATCCAAATTTAAGACAAGGAACAGTTCAATTTGAGGTTAATAAAAAAAAGATTAATAAATCATTAGATGATTTTGAGAGTAGAAATTTAAGATTTTATGATACTAAAAAATATCCAAATATTGCAATAAAAGGTGCATCTAAACTTTTAAGAGGTGGTTATAAATATGATTTAGATTTTTTTACTAATGAAGTTTTAGGTTCAAAAAGAGCTAAAAAAAATATTGGTTATACAAAAGAAGAATTTGCAGCTTTGTCACCGAAAAAACAAGATGAAGTTGCTAAAAATTTTAGAGATAGAAGAAACGCTGGTTTAACGGATGCCTACGGTAATCCAAAACCTAGAGGCGGTGGAGGTGGCAACAATAACAATGCTACACAAATGGCATCTGGTGTTGTTACAAACACGGGAACTGTTGCAGCTCCTACTAATGCTGAAGTTGCACAAGCACAATCTACTAATGCTACAACCATGTCTAGTGATGAAATATTATTAGCCAATAAGAAAAAAGGTAGAAAAGATACTATAATGACTTCTGCGTCTGGTTTAGGCGAAAGTAATATTTTAAATACAAAAAAGAAAACATTGGGAGTATAGATGGCACAAGATCCAAAAGCAAAAATGGTATTGGAGAGATATAAAACTCTCAAAGCTCAAAGGGTAACTTGGGAAGATCACTGGCAAGAAATTGCAGATTACTTTTTACCAAGAAAAGCTAACATTACAGAAAAGCATACTAAAGGCGATAAACGTCACGACCAAATATTTGATGGTACAGCTACTCACGCATTAGAATTATTAGCTTCATCTTTAAATGGTATGTTGACTAATACTATTTCTCCATGGTTTGTTTTAAAATTTAGAAACCAAATGGCAGCTGACAATGATGCTGCAAACGAATGGTTAGAAACTTGCGCTAAAATTATGCAACAAGTGTTTGCTAGATCTAACTTTCAACAAGAAATTTTTGAATTATACCATGAGCTTTTAGCTTTTGGTACATCTGCTATGTTTATTACAGACGATGTTAAAGATGATTTAAGATTTAAAACTTTACATATTTCAGAAATTTTTATTACAGAAAATGAAAAAGGATTAGTTGATAGCTTAACTAGAAAATTTCAAATAAAAAATAAAAATATTCCAGCTATGTATGCAGATGCAAAATTACATAGATCCATATTAACTGACATTGAAAAAGAACCTTATGGAGATACAATAATAATTCACTCTGTTTATCCAAACGATAAACCTATGGGATATGATAATTCTAAAAATATGGATTATATATCTTGCCATGTTCACGAAAAAACTGGAACCTTGTTAAGAGAAAGTGGATTTAAAGAATTTCCTTATGTAGTACCAAGATATTTAAAAACATCATCAAACGAAGTTTACGGTAGATCTCCAGCTATGAACGCTTTACCAGATACTAAGATGTTAAACACAATGTCTAAGACAACAATTAAAGCAGCTCAAAAACAAATAGATCCACCTTTGATGGTTCCTGATGATGGTTTTATTTTACCTATTAGAACAGTGCCTGGAGGATTAAATTTTTATAGATCTGGAACTAGAGAACGAATTGAACCATTACAAATAGGATCAAATAATCCACTTGGTTTAAACATGGAAGATCAAAGAAGAAAAGCAATTAGAGAAAATTTCTTTGTCGATCAATTGATGACGGTTGGAAATCAAAACATGACAGCTACAGAAGTCTTGCAAAGAACAGAAGAAAAAATGAGATTACTAGGCCCAGTGTTAGGTAGACTTCAATCAGAATTATTGCAGCCATTAATTACAAGATCTTTCAATTTATTATTTAAAAATAATAAACTTCCTCCAATACCAGAAGAACTAGGAGATCAAGATATAGAAATAGAATATGTATCTCCTTTGGCTAAAGCTCAAAAAACACAAGAGCTATCCTCAGTAATGAGAGGTATAGAAATATTTGGCTCCATGCAGAATATTGCACCCGTTTTTGATTACATAGACATAGATGGTTTAGTTTCTCACATCCAAGAAGTATTAGGATTGCCAGCTAAAATTATGAGATCAAAAGCTGAAGTACAACAAATGCAACAACAAAAACAACAAGCAGAAATGGAACAAATGCAATTACAACAAGCACAACAAGTTGCCGAAAGTGCTGGGAAAGTAGCTCCAGCCTTAAAGGTATTAAATGAACAGTAAAGACTTAAAAGAATTAGAACTTGCTTATAAACAAACTTTCAGCTCAGAAACTGGAAAATTAGTTTTGGAAGATCTAAAAAAAAGATGCGGTTTCTATACGACTACGCACACTAAAGGCGATAGCCATGAAAGCGCATTTTTAGAAGGAACAAGATTTACCGTCTTGTTTATTAATAATATGCTCAACAAAAAACCAACGGAGGATAAATGAGTAGTGAAACAAACCAGGTAGCAGTTGAACCTACGGGTCAAGTGTCTGCGGAAACACCAACAAACGATACAACATTAACAGCAGAAAAAGTTGCAACAGATTGGAAAGAAAGTCTATCTGATGAATTAAGAGCTGATAAATCTTTAGAAAATATTAAAGATATAGAAGGTTTAGCAAAGTCTTATGTTCATGCACAAAAATTAGTTGGAGCTGATAAAATTCCAGTACCCAACAAATTTGCAACAGAAAAAGATTGGGATGCGGTTTACGAAAAACTTGGTAGACCCGCAACGCCTGGCGAATATAAATATGATCTTGCAGAAGATCATAACTTTGATGCTGAAGCATTAAATAGTTTTTCAAATCAAGCTCATAAACTTGGATTACTTCCTGGACAAGCAAACGGAGTTGTTAAATTTTATAATGAAGCAATGTCTAAAGTTCAGCAAGAACAAGAAACTACAGCAGTAGCGGCAAGAGAAAACAGCACAAAAGAACTAAAACAAGAATGGGGTCAAGCATATCCTCAAAAAATTAGTCAAGCATCTAATCTTGCAAAATCAGTTGGAGCAAGTGAGTTATTTGATACTAACTTAGCAGACGGAACTAAACTTGGAGATCATCCAGTAATGATTAGAGCCTTTGCAGAGCTAGCAAGTAAAATGGGAGAAGATAGTATTACGCAATCTTCTGGGCCAATTTATCAAACACCAGCTCAAATAGAAAAAGAAATAGGAAATTTGACACAAGTTGGATCTGCGTATTGGGATAAAAATCATCCAAATCATGCAGCAGCTGTTGAAGAAGTTTTAGCTTTACGAGAAAAAAAAAATCAAGTATAGCTGAAAATATCGGGATAATCGCAAGACCCCGAAAGACATTAGGAAAGACTAACATCTAAAAGATGTAAAAGCCAGGTTTCGACCCGCAAGGATAATCAGCCGTTTTAACTTAAACATAAACATAACCAAGAGGAGAATAGTATGTCTATTCAAATTACTACTTCTTTTGTTGAACAGTATAGTTCTAACGTATCTATGCTTTCTCAACAAATGGGAAGTAAACTTAGAGGTTCTGTTGACGTGGAAAATATTAATGGGAAGAACGCCTTTTTCGATCAAGTAGGCGTAACTGCTGCTCAATTAAGAACGAGCAGACATGGGGATACTCCTCAGATTGATACTCCGCACAGCAGAAGAAGATTGAGCTTGGCTGATTACGAGTGGGCTGATCTTGTTGACGATGTTGACAAGGTTAGAATGCTTGTGGATCCTACAAGTTCTTACGCTAAAGCAGCGGCAGCAGCGATGAATAGAGCAATGGATGATGTTATTATAACAGCATTCAACGCGTCTGCATCAACTGGTGTAGCTGGTGGTTCATCTACAGCTTTACCTTCAAGTCAAAAAACTGCAACTTCAGATCAATCAGATGGTTTGACAATTGCTAAACTTTTGGCTGCGAAGAAAATCTTAGATAACAACGATGTTGATCCTTCTTTAAAGAGATACATTGTTTGCGGGCCACAACAAATATCAGATCTATTAGGAACTACACAAGTAACTTCATCTGACTTTGCTACAGTTAAAGCATTGGCAGAAGGTTCTGTAAATTCTTTTTTGGGATTTGATTTTATAATGTCAACAAGACTAAACAAGGATGCAACTAACACTACTGACAGATTAGTTTTTGCATATACTGAAGATGCTATTAAATTAGGTATCGGTAAGGATATTTCTGCAAAAATTTCTGAAAGAGCTGATAAGAGTTACAGTACGCAAGTTTACTACTG